TTGCAATTGTTGCAACCAATACTTGACCAAAATTACTTAACGACCATAAACCTGGTTCAAGAGATACTTCAGATGCTGAAGCAGCTTCTCCCCAATCAACAAAATCTGCAGCGTTAGTTACAATTGCACCACTTGAGTGTGTAGCTCGTATTGAACCGTTTACGGCTCTTGTAATACCTGTTAAATTATTTGTTGATATACCTGTATAAGAAATTAATTCTTCATCAATTTGCACTCTTCCTGTTGTAGGAAAACCTGCAGTAGATGTTAAAGCTATATTAGATCCTGAAGTACCATTAGTATTATCCCCTAGTGTTCCATTTAATGTAGTTTGTGTAGCAGTAGAAACTACTCCATTCCATTCTGATATACCCCAACCATAACCATAAGACTGTGCAGCAGGACCAACTGTTTCATAAGGAATTATATCACAAGCTCCACCACCTGCAGCGCCAGTTGTAGTTTGCGTTCCAGTTACAATTGCAATTAAAGATGAAGTAACTTTTGTAACTTGAAATAATTTATCTTCAAATGCTGCATTTGTTAGACCTATACCAGGAGGAACACTTACATTATCTAATAAAATAATATCACCTGATTGTAAATTATGTGCTGAAGAAAAAGTTAAAGATACTTCTTGTGATGCATCTGCAGCAGACATTGTAACACTTCCGATTGTAGATTTTACAGGAGTAATATCATGAAGTTGTCCTTCAAAATATAAAAGTAAAAATTTATCTGTACCAATTGCTATATACCTATTTCCCGCTAAATCAACAAAAGCAAACTGACGTCTTGCAACACTGACTATAGTATCTGAAACTAAAGAAGACCAACCCCCAACTTTTTCAGGTAGTCCATATCTAAATCTTGTGTTATCACAATCAACCCATCTATTTTCTGCACCGGATTCAGTGTCTTGCTTATCAATTCCAGGTAAGACTTTAAAGTCAATTAGAGCCATGGTCCGTGGTCCTATATGTTATCTTTGTATATCCAGCCTCTTGTAGCGTTTACATATACTAAAGTAAATGCAGCTCCATTTGTGGATAATACTAAATTACCGGCATTTCCTAAAATAGGTTGACTATTTCTATTGATAGTTAAGTTGTTAGATCCAAAACTATTTCCACTATCTATAAACGTAACTTCACTACCTATAGCTGGAGAAGCTGGTAATGTTACTGTAACAGGAGCATTTAAACCTCCTCCAGAGCCAGAAGTATTAATTAATAATTGATCACCATTAACTGCTGTATAAGCACCGGGTATTGTATAATAGCCTTTTGTAATAGGTCCTGAACTAATATTAGTTCCATCAGAATATAAAATTATCTTAGCTCCTACTGGAATAGTCACCCCTGTTCCTGAAACTGTTTTAACTGTTAATGTATAATTAGATGAAGATCTAGCTGTTGCATCTTCTACAATAAAAACTCTTTCTGAAGAGTCGGGCATAGTAACAACTCTGTTTCCAGTTAAAGTTCCTGTAAATTTGTAATATAAATTTTTACCATTTGATACAGCAAACGTTGAAAGTGATAACGCTAAATCAGCTGCTGCTATACTTTGAGTAAAATATCCAGATGCTGCTTGTTCTAAAATTTGTAAATTTGTATTAGTAATTGTACCCCAAGTACCTGCTTTTTCACCTGTTGTTATTAATTCTAATTTTAAATCTGTTGATGTACTTGATGCCATTTTTCTCCTATGGGTTTAATGGATCTATTGGGACCCAAACCTGATTCACACCTGGCGGAATCGGATTCCATGTTATAGCACTTACAGGGGTTGTTGCAACATTTAATTGTTGACCTGTTGGAACTATTAATACGTCAGGAATAGCACCAATATTACCTATTGTTATATTAAATCTATTGCCGGATACGACAACTGTAGGACTGACTTGATTATTTCCAATGTCAGAAAAAGTTGTTTGTGCAAATGTTGTAGTTCCAAAAAACATAATTTATCCTTACGGTGTTGAAAGATTTCTCCAAACTTGACTTACGTTAGGATCTATCTGGTTCCACAATCTAATTGTTGGCTCTGTTGTTCCAATTTTAAATTCTGTTCCAGTTGGCACTATACCAGCTTTTGCAACAATTGTCACTGATCCAGTAGATAGGTTATATCTATTACCTGTTATAATTGCTGTTGCATTTGCTTTTGCTGTTGCATTACCTATCGATAAATTAAACCTATTACCTGTAACTGAGAAGTTTGCATCAGCTGCAATTGTAACTGTACCTGTTCCTATATTTAATTGATTACCATTTGGTAAGATAACTGCTTTACCAGTTACGGTCACATTACCAATTGATGTATTAAACCTGTTTCCTGTTACTTGAGCCGTGGCCCCTGCTTTAGCATTTACCGTTCCTGTAGATAGATTTAATCTATTACCGGTTGCTAGAACAAGTGCTTTTGCAACTATAGTTGGATTTCCTGTAGTAATATTAAATCTATTACCCGTTACAGATACATTAGCATCAGCTGCAACAGTTACATTTCCTATAGATGCATTTAATCTACTACCGGTTGGTATTACTCTTCCACTAATAGAAAAAGTAACAGTTCCTGTTCCTAAATTGTATTGATTACCTGTTACAGGTACGTTAGCGCCTTCTTTAACGGTAACGTTTCCTGTAGTTAGGTTATATCTATTGCCATTTGGAAGAACTAAAGCTTTACCAACTACGGTTATATTACCGATTGATACATTAACTCTAGAACCTGTTACGGCTACGTTTGCATCGGCTATACCTATATCCGAAAACGGTGCTTGGGAAAAGGTAGTAGTGCCGAAGAACATGGTAGATTACTACCAGTCTTTAGTCTTCGAAGTAAGTTCTGGTGCTTTTTGACTAGCGATTTGTGCATCAAGATTTGATTTCATATCTTCTTCCGTTGTATCAGACATTTCTAATACGCAGGCAGTTGCACCTTCTTTAGTCATAGCATCAAAATCCATACCTTCAGAACCTGCACAAGATCCATACATAGATGAAACATATGCATTTCCTTCTGCATCAGTTTCTGAATCCGTAGCTGAGTATCTCCAGTGAATGTTCTTCACTTTGTTTTCAGAGTCCGTCTCAAACGAGGGGAAGCTCCATTCGTATGTTATTGCCATATTATTTTCTCCTTATTATGGTTTTGGAAAAGTAGTTCTTACGTTGTTGTATTTAGCAACGTATTCATCCCACTTAGCACTATTGTTGTTAATTTCTTTTTCGCAATATGCTTCTGCAAATTCTTTTAAATTAGGATATTGTCGTTCTCTTTTTCTTGCATAATCTTTAGCATCATACTCAGTTTGTAATTCAGCCATTTTTGCTGAAACTTGTGACCAAGTTAAATCTTGTGTATCTTTAAAAATTGCATCTCCATTTTCATCAGCACCAGAAATAAATCTAACATTAGATTGATATTCTGTTTCATTAGTAGGTTCTTCATCTACTACAAATGCTGCCGTATTATCTAATTCTTTTATTGCGCTTGCTACGTCTGTCATAATATTTCTAAGCTCCTATTTCCATAAGTGTAATTGTTGATGCTGTTCTATAGTTACCAGGATCATTTTGAGTAACTGCTGCTCTATTAACATAAACTGTATTGTTACTTCTAACTTGGATTTTGTACGTTGTTGATGAGGTAGTTGAAGGTGAGTCGAGAAAAGTTCCACTGTTGCTTTCTTGACCGTATTGGTCACTATCTATTGCTGTAGCAAATCCTCTACCTCTACTACCTTCAGCATCTCCTTGATAGATAACTGTTGAACCTCTTAATAATCTAAAGTTTGCAATGTTTGCTCCATTAACACCATTACCCATTAAAGAAATTTGTATAAGAACTTTGTTTGATGATGATGTTGGAGTGATTGAAGCATTGAGACCAGTTATATCAACTTGCGTATTACCTGGATTAGATACAAAAGTATCAGTTTTTGTGGTTGATACTACTTGTACAACTTTTCCACCAGTTAATTCTGTACCATCTACAAATATAGCCATTAGCTTATCTCCTCTAATTTAAATTTAAATTTTTTACCTGTCTTATTATTTAAGATATATAAATCTTCAGCACCTTCTTGTATTGTCCAGTTACCTTTAGTGCCATCAACAGCATTACCTTCTGATTTTGCTTCATTAGATAAATGTAAGTCTCCTGTGTATATGTTTCTCCAAACTAAACTTGTAGAACCTAAATCTTGAGCATCATTTGAACCTGGTAAAACATGACCTGAACTATCAATTTTTAATTTTTGTGAACCATTAACTCTTGTTTCTAAATAATTACTTGCATTATTATAAATAAAACCACCAACATTATTGTCAGCTTCATCTCCAAAATAAATAACTGCATTACCACCAGCTGCTGCATTTGTAAGAATATTTATTCCACAAGTAGTATTGCTTTCTATAACAAGATCATCTGTTGATGAATTTATAGAACCTCCACTGCTTCCTTTGTAAATGTGAAGTTTTGCACCAGGCGATGAAGTTCCAATACCAACCGTATTTGAAGTAGTTATTCTCATGGCTTCATCATCTCCACCATCTCTAAAGAAAATCATGTTTCTATGAACACTATCTCCACTAGCCATTAGTTTCATACTAGAGCCATCATGTGTCATAATTGCTCTCCTACTAGCAGTAGTAGTAGTTGAACCGGTAGCTATAACAGAACCACCAATTAATGCAGTACCAGAAACTTCTAATTTTTGTGATGGCGATGTAGTTCCGATACCAACATTCCCAGAACTGTCGATAAGAAGTCTGTTATTATTTCCACCAGTTTTAAAATTCATTGTTCCGTCATTGTGAGCAAATGTAATACCACCAGTTAAACTTCCTGCTGTTTTGTCATAAGAGAAAATAACATTAGTATCATCTCCATAAAGTTGAATACCCATTTGTTGAGCATCTTTTATTGTTAAATATGATTGACCATTTTCTATAAGAACAGCATCATTTGTTCCTGGAGAACTACTCCCAATTCCTATACGACCTGCATCTGTGATACGCATACGTTCTGAACCACCAGTAGAAAATCTATGATTATCAATAGTAGCACCACTTCTAACAATTTCATAAGCAGTTTGACCAGAACTATTTGCATCATTTCTACAACCAATTCTAAAATCACTATCTAATCCAAACACTCTCCATTTCTTACTGTCAGTACCACCAGAAGTGTCTGTAAACATAATGTCTGGAGAATTAGCTTCAAGAGAAAGTTTACTTGTTGGTGAAGCAGTTCCGATACCTAATCCAGTAGCAGTTAATCTAGCTTCTTCTGTTCCACCAGGTTTAATTACAAAATCTGTACCTTCGTAAGCTATTTCGTTAGAGTTAGTAGTATTGTTATTCATACCAATTCTAACATTACTTCCATCAGAATGATGAACAACAAGAGCTTTTTCGTTTGTTGCATCTAATGTAGTTCTTCCATCAGATGCGATTGTTAATGATGTTGTTGAAGCATTATCATCTATACCTGTAGATGTAAAACCTGTTATAGTTCCAAGTGAAGTAATTGTTGGTTGTGCAGCTTCAATGTTTAAAGTTACATCACCTGATGTTCCACCACCCGATAAACCTGTACCTGCAACAACTGAACTAATATCTCCAGTTAAAGATGACCCATTATTTTGTAGAGTACCTACAATATTAATTGTATCACCACTATCACCTATAGTAACAGTAGTTCCACTTCTAGGGCTAACTTTATTTACTTTTAGTTCACTCATTTAGATTCAGTCTTAACCTCTTCTTCCTTCATTTCTTCAGGTAGATGTTGCTTTAATATATCTAAGTAATGTTTTAACAAGATATCGTTATGGCTAAATTTAACCTTTAACTGATTTTGATCTTGGTTTATTACTTGTATATTATTTAACGCAACTTTACCTTCATCAGAAAGTTTAGTTTCATCATACTTTTTGTCGTCTATAGTTATCATATTTTCTCCTTAAAATTACTATATATTATCTTATTCTTGATTTAAAGCAGCTTCTTGTTCAGCTTTAAAAGCTTCGTAAGCATCTTTGACTTCTTGAGTCCAGACTACATTACATATTCCTTGAACATCTGCATGTTCATTAGATATATCTGCATCTGGCATCAAAGTATGTCTATGATACTTTCTTGATAATTCTTCGCTATCTTCCATAACTACAATATCTGTTCTTACTTGAACTGATTTGTGTTTTCCGACCACTTCGATTTTACCAATCTGTGTCTCTTTAGTTATTGCCATAGTTTGTCTCCTGTGTTGTTGTCATTGTTAATCTACAAAATAAATAAATGTTCCTACAATATCTGTTGCTTGACCTATAGATGAGTTATGAAGTCCATCTGCTGTTCCACTGTTTCTTGACCTTACAATACCACCTTTATTTTGACTATGATAAGCATTAAGACCTATATTAAGAGTACCAAAACTTGAAAGGTTAAAATTAACGTCACTTACATAACTAACAGTACCTGCTTGATTTGTGCTATCTGCACTTGAACAAGTAAATGGTAAGCCTTCGACATTAATATTTCCACCTGCACTTCCAACA